ACGGTGATGAACTTACCATTTTTGCTAACCATTTATTTGAAAATAAGCAAATTGTTGATATGGCATATTCAAAAGAGCCTTACCGTATTTTATGGTGCGTTATGTCTGACGGTACGGTTAATGCCTTGACTTATAACAAAAAACAAGAAGTGTCAGGCTGGCACAGACACGAAACAGACGGCGAATTTGAAAGCGTAGCAATAGTAAGAGAAGGTTTTGAAGACGTTGTTTATTTTGTAGTTAAAAGAACTATTAACGGACAAACAAAAAGATTTATTGAACGTATGGCTTCAAGGCTTATAAATGACGCAACAGACGGCTTCTTTGTAGATTGTGGTTTGAAATATAGCGGCGATCCAATTTCTGTTTTAAGTGGCTTAGAACACTTGGAAGGTGAAGAAGTAGCAATATTGGCAGACGGTGGAGTAATTGAAGGCTTAACGGTTCAAAATGGAGGTTTAACAATCCCTTACGCAGCCTCAAAAATTGCCGTCGGGCTTCCTTATGAATTTGAACTAGAAACATTAAACATAGAGGGCGAGAACACACACGGGCTTAAAAAACTTATAAGCGGCGTGAATATAAAAGTAGATAAAACAAGAGAAGATTTCTTTATAGTCGGACAAGACGGGGCAGAGATCCAAAACCAAAGAAGCCTTGACAGTATAAATGACGCTGGTTATTTATATTCGGGCGATATTCCAGCTTACCCGTTTGCAGATTATACAGAAGAAGCAAGGGTAAAAATAAAACAAAGATTACCTTTGCCAATTACAGTAACAAGTATTAGTACGGTTGTAACAGTAGAGGAAGAACAAACAGATGTACAGAGCGAATAAAACTGAAAAAGATGTTTTATACATCTTGGACAATCTACGGATTGAGGATTTAGAGGAATTAAAAGCCTTATGGGGCGAGAACTGGAAAGAACAAACACTAAAAAACATTATGGAAACAGAATTTAGCGTGATGTTAGGCAAGACAAAAGACAAAGACGTTCCAGTAGTTATGGGTGGAGTTTGGCGAACAGATCCAAACGACGAAGGCGTAGGCTGTATTTGGATGTTAGGTACAGACAATATAGAAAAACATCAGATTTGTTTGCTAAGAGAATTAAGAAAAGAGATTGAAAAATTCGATCAAGAATATTGGATAACTTACAACATCATTTATAAAGAAAATTTTAAAGCTAAAAATTGGCTTCAGTGGCTTGGTTTTAAATTTGATAATCCAAAACCTGAAGGAATTGAAGTGCCTGAAGGCTTTGAATTTTTCTATCGTTTAAGACCAGTGAAAGGTTTAGGGGAATAAATATGTGTATCATTACAGGAATAAGCGTATATGCTGCGTTGCAAGAATCAAAAGCACAATCTGCGGCGTATGAATATCAAGCACAAGTAGCACAACAAAACGCAAAAATAGCAGAAAATAACGCAGCTATGGAGCGTCAAGCAGGGCTGGAAGAAGCAAGACGCACAAGAATAAAATCGTTGCAAGAAATCGGACAACAAAAAGTCGGAATGGCGGCAGGTGGGGTTGATGTAGCAACAGGAACGCCACTGGACGCATTAGAAGACACAGCAACAATGGGTGAATTAGACGCATTAATGCTTCAGTATGACGCAGAAAAAAGAGCTGTAAATTATGAAATTGAAGCAAAGAATTTCTTAAACCAGTCTAGCTTAGATTTATTTTCAGCAAGAAATGCAAAAACTGCGGGATATATAAAGGCAACTGAAATAGTAGTAAGAGATATTGCAAATGCGGCTGGTGCTGCTGGTGGTGGATTCGGGAGCAGTAGCACCAGCTTAGGAACTAGTAGATATAATAGCAATAAACTTTAATAAGGAGTAAAAATGGTATCAATTCCAATAGCACAAAATAAAGTCGGTGTAAGCCATACAGCAATGGGCTATTTTAGTGCCAATGCAAGTCCTGACGCTTTTGGGGCTAGTATTGCACAAGCAACCTTAAATTTAGGTGAAAGTTCAAATTATTTTATAAGAAGTATGGCTTTAATGGATCAGCAAATAAAGCGCACTAAGGCACTTGAATTAAGTAATAAAATAGATCAATGGGAAAAAGACAACTTGCTTGATCCTGAAAATGGTTATTACTCAAAACTTGGCAAAGACGCTATGGGGAAATCGGGCGAATATCTCGAAAAACTTAATGAGTTTATAAATGATGAAGCTACAAAAGAGGGCTTAACTTGGGGCTATGGAAAGCAAATGGCTGAACTAGTCAAAGCCCGTAAAGTTGACACGATTTATAGAAGCGTTACTGCCCACGAATTAAAGCAAACTCAACAGTGGGGCTTGGCTACACTTAATGAAGCAGAAAACTACGCTATAACAAAAGGTATTACAAATAGAAACAGTCCTGACGTTATAAACACTGCTCTTGCAAATGGTAAAGTAACTATTGCAGAAAAAGCGAATTTACTGAATTGGGATGAAGACACAACAAGAATTAACCTTACTAAGTTTACTTCTGACTTCCATTCAGGGGTATTAAGTGCTTATTTGCAAGACGGAAGCCTTAAAGCTACTGAATATTACGAACAACATAAAAACGAATTATTGCCGGACGCACAGGCAAGATATTTGGGCGGTGTGAAATCTAATGAGTTGAAATATAAAGCACGTACAAACGCAGAAAACTTGCTTTATTTATCACCTGAAGACGCTTATAAAAGAATTGATGAAATCGAAAACATAGACGAGCAAATGGCTACACGTCAAATGTATAACACAAAACTTCAGGAGCAAGACAGAATCAAAGAAATGCACCAAAACGAAGCTGAAAATTCAAGCTGGCAAAGAGTGCAACAATCTTTAGATATAAACGATATTGACCTTACGGCAAGACCTGAAACAATCAAGGCTCAAATGTCTTATATTGAGCAAATGAAGAAGTTTGGAAGAATAGCAACAGATTACAGCGTGTATATGGAGTTGCAGGATATGTCAACTTATGACGCTGACCGCTTCAAAACGCTTAATCTTAGTAACTATGCTGCAAGCCTTAGCGAAGATGAATTTAAGGCTTTCAAAGAGCGTCAACGTAAAATAGGCTCAATGGAATATACAATAATTCAAGACGACAATAAACTTATTGATAATGTACTGAAAGATATTGGACTTCACGGAGGCAATGTATTCAACAAAGGCAAAGAAGAATCTGCTTATAATCAAATCAGATCTTTAGTTAAAGAGTGGGAAACAAGACACGGAACACAGATAAACGATTCTCAACTTCAAGATATAGTAAAATCATTAGGCTATAAAGATCCAAAAACTCAAACATTCACTTATAAAGAGATCGAAAAGGGTATGGCAGAAAAAGCCGGCTTTATAAAAGCTATTACTAATGATATGGCATATTTTGAAAAAGTACACAAAAGACCGCCTTCACAAGAAGAACGTTTTAAAATAATATACGGACGTGCAAACGGGCTTATTCAGGATAAAAACAGACAAACGATTGAAAATATAAGCAATGCTGTTAATTATACGCAGCCTAAAAACGGCGAAACAAAAGAATTGACTTTTTATGCAGATAGATACTTGCCGCAATTAGGAAAAGAAATAGGCGTTAAGCTTACCGTTGTAAATGGTGGAAGATACAGAGAACCAAACGGCAAATATCACTCTTACCATTCTGAAGGCAAGGCGTGCGATATTTCAATGTCTGAACATACTTTAGCAAATAGGTTAAAAATAGTTCAAAACGAATTAGACAACCCACTTGTTAAGGCTATCGGCACTTCTGATCCTCATATTTTGAGAGCATTTAAAGGCAATAGCAAAATAGTTAATGAATCGGCTTTTGACGCAAAGCACGGAACAGATCACACAAACCATATACACATTACGCTAAACACTAAAAGCAGCCAAAATGTGCAAACAGTAAGAATGCAAACACCGTCAGGGCGAATAGTTTTAGTGCCGGCAAATATGGTAAATCAAGCGATTAAAAATGGCGGGAAAAGGATATAAAAAATGGTAGTACAAAGCGAAGAATTTTGGAATCAATTTGAACCGGAGCAATCAGAAAAGACACCAAACAAGACTGATAGCTTTTGGGGGCAATTTGAGGAAGAAAAACCAAAATATACACCAGTAGCGGGCGATAAAGGTTGGACTATTTCTGCTTATAAGCCGCCTTCTATGCTTGATAGATTGAAACAAACGCTTCAATGGGTGGTAGATACTCCGAGATTGGCGTACACGGAAGGCAAACAAAACGTAGATCTTGCGGTATTAGAAACAAAAGAAATGTTCGGAGGGCTTACGCCTGAAGAAAAACAACATCTTAATGACTTGAACGAGTACGAAGCAAAAAACTTCGGCATACAAGAATCACAATACGCCGATAAAAATATAACAAATTTAGGCGAAAGAGCATCAAACTTCTTTAAAAAAGGTTATGTCGAAGCATTTAGAATGCTGCCTATGACCGTTGAAACTCTTAAGTCAGGTGGTTTTGGTTATGCTGCTGGCTCTTTGATCGGTGCTGGTGGTGCTATTGTTGCAGGACAATTAGGACCGCAAGCGGCAACACCTGAAGAAGTTGCAACCGTTCCTACTATGGCTGTTGCTGGTGCTAAAATTGGCGGCGGCTGGGGTGGTCGTATTGGTGCAGCTAAAAAGGTTTTTGAATTAGAAGCAGGGTTTGCAAGAAGCGAGCTAAAACAGATTGTGGATGAAGAAGGAAAGCCCCTTGATCCAGTAGCTTTAAATGGCTTGTCTGTTGGAGTTGGCGGGATTAATGCTGTCTTGGAATTAACAGGCTTAAGCCTTATGTTAAAAACCGTTCCAGGAGGCGATAAAATACTAAGTAAAATTTCTGGCGTAAAAGATCTAGCAAGCAATCCTACTGTAAGACAAGCACTTATGGACGTTGCCGTAAAATACGGTAAAGGTGTTGCCGGTGAAACCTCAACGGAAATGGCACAAGAGTTTACAAATATTGTAGCTGGTGAAATTGCAAGAAAAATGAAAGGCGTAAACAGTACGCCTATGGAAAAGAACGTAGCAAGAATTTTAGAAACAGGCGTAAGCACTATGGGTGCTATGCTTTATACTGGTGGCGTAGGAAGTACCGCACAAACAGTAAATATACTTGTTAAAGACGGTAAAAGCAAGGCTGAAGCAGCTAAAATAGCAAGCAATATGACACTTGATGAAAAGGCAGAATTTGTGCAAGAAAACTTCGAAAAACTTGTGCCTGATTCTCAAAATGTCAATTTTGCAGAAGAAGAGAAAACGTTACGTGGTGGAGTAACTTATAATAGAATAAAGACAGAACTTGAAAGACAGGGAGCGAGCGAAGAATACGCCGACAAGTCGGCAATTTTAATGCAGCAAGCACATAATGTCATAGCTGATAAATTCGGCGAAGAAGGCAGGGAGCATTTAGAAAAATCAAATATTCAAGTGCTTATGAACTCAAACAATCAAGATCAGGCTATCAGAGAAAAACAATTTGTAGATACTGAATTAAAAAATAGAGATCTTCAAGAATTTAGCCCTTCAGAACTTCAGACAGACGCAAAAACATTCCAATACAAGGAAAATTCAGACGAGCAAGGCGTAACAGAACGCTTGCAGGGCGTAGATGAATTTGATCCTTTATTTGCTGGCGAAGTTATCGTTTACGAAAACAAAGAAGGCGAAAAATTCATAGTTGACGGACACCAACGCTTAGGACTTGCAAAAAGGCTTGAAGACGACAATATAAAATTAAAAGGTTACTTGTTTAAAGAATCAGAAGGCTACACGCCTGAACAAGTAAGGGTTTTGGCTGCTCAAAAAAATATCGCTGAAGGTTCAGGAACAGCAATAGACACAGCAAAAATCATAAAAGAAATCGGATTTAATAAGTTACCAAAATCATTGCCTACTAATTCAGCTATGGTTAAAGACGGTATAGCACTTGCAAGACTTGGCGGCAACGCTTTTCAAAAGGTTGTTAATGGTGATATTACACCGGCACAAGGTGCAAGAATTGCTGACGCAATAAGAACAGATGAATTAAAGCAGGAATTAGCAATAGACGCAGTAAGAACGGCGAAACCTGAAAACTTAGAACAAGTTTATATGCTTGCTCGTGAAGTTGCTATGGCTGATACTACACAATCAGAGCAAGTAAACTTATTCGGAACGCAGCAGCTATTTGAAAGCACAGCACTTGAAAAAATACAGATTGTTGATAAGGCTATTAAGTCATTAAAAGCCGACAAGAAAATATTTAACGGTCTTATAAGAAATAGCAGCAAAATCCAATCAAAAGGCAAAAATAAACTTGATAAATCTACTAACGAAGAAATAAGACAACAAGCAGCAGTAGCAATAGAATTAATCGAAAAATTAGCCACTATGAAGGGCAAAATTTCTGATAAGGCTATTGAACTTGCTTTAAAACTTAAGTCTGAAGAAATAAATATGAATGAAGCAGTAATGCAATTCAGAGAGTTTGTAACTTCAAAAGAAGTTATAAACGATATTTACGGGCGTTCTAAAAAAGAAGTAGCTTATAACCAAGACATTATACAAAAAGCCTTAGAAGGTCTTGAAGAAGATTCAAAAGTAGCTGTAAACAAAGAAAAAGCAGAGCAACATAAAAAGTCAACCCGCCAAAAATATAACGAGGAATACGGCGGGGCGTTTCAAGCTGCTTTATTTAATGTGGAATCCTTTAAAGACGGTCAAACGACTTTGTTTGATCCATTAGAATTTTACCAAAAAGGACTTTATCAAAGCGAATCACAAGGAGGCAGAATAAGCCCAAAAGAAAAAGCTATACTTGATAATTTTATAAAAGACAATAAAACAACCTTAATGAATGCAAAAGAAAACAGTAAAATTTTTGGGGTAGAAGATAATTCAGTAGAACTTGCAGAAAAAATAGACCTTTTAGAAAAAATCAAAAAAGGTACGCTGCAAGAGAGCGAATACGAAAAAGCTACAAAACTTATGGAAGATTTAGAAAAGTCAAGCTATACAGAGATAGCCGACATTATTAAAAAAGCCGTAAACATTAAAGAACAGCAGCAAAAATCAGAAGTTGCAAGCAACACTAAACAAAAACGAGGACAATTCAGAATAGATCAGGACGGAACAGCCATAATAGATATTCTTGAAAACGGCGACGCTTCAACACTTGTACACGAACTAGGGCATTTTTACTTGTATTCGCTTGAAACATTATCAACACAAAACAATCGTGCCGCAAAAGAACTATCAGAAATTAATAAATGGCTTGGAAGGGCTGACAATCAAGAATACACACAAGAAGAAATGACAGAATTTCACGAGAAATTCGCTCGTGGCTTTGAGGCGTATTTATTGAATGGTGAAGCACCTACAATCAAAATGAAATCAGCTTTTGAAAACTTCAAAGACTGGTTACGCAAAGTTTATGATTCTGTACGTGATTTAGATGTAGAATTTTCAGAAGATACAAAAATGCTTTTTGATAGAGTGTTTACGACTGATGAAGAATACGAAAAAGAAGTATTGCCAAAATATACCTACAATTACGAAACTATATTGCAGATTGAAAAGGCAAGAAAAAATCCTGCTTATCAGTTGAGAGAAAAACTTTATAATACTGGAAAATTCTTAAGCGATTGGTACGACAAACTTGTTATACCTATTGAAACAAGGTTGGGCAAATTCTCGCCTGAATTAAGAGAAAAATTAAGAAATCATACTGCTGATTTAGCATTAATAACCGGCAAAGATTATGAGGCTGCAACAGATCTATTTAAAGCTACTCAAAAAATGAAAAAAGAGAGCAGAAAAGATTATGAAACTTTTGATCTTGCACTTAAAAACAGGGATGATATAACAGTTAAACTCCTTGCTAATAAGTATGGTTTTAGTGCGGAATTTGAAGCGGTCAGAGATATTTTAGACGATATTTATTCACAAGCACTTGAAGTGGGCATAGATGTTGGCTATTTAGAGCATTATTTCCCACGCTTGGTTAAATACGATATGACGGATAAATTCTTAGAGTATATTGATATGCTCGCATTAAAAGAAGAAATCGACATAAAAAATCAAGTGTTAAAACTTGAAGACGCTAAAATAAGCCGTATTTTAAAAGATATTACTTCAGCGGATAACAGCCAGTTTTGGTCGCCTGAAGACAGAGCAAAGTTTATAAACAATAAAATTAGAGGCTTTGGCAAAAACAATATTCTTCTTGGAAGAAATGCAAGTTTAAAATATGGAAGGATGATCGACGAATTAGACGGGAATTTTAACCAATTCTACGAATCTTTCGAAACAGCCTTGATAGGTTATATGGGTGGTTCAAGACGTGTAATTGAAGCAAGAAAGTTCTTCGGCAGTGAAAACGCAGAAGTCGGAAAATTGAGAGCTACAATAAAACGTAAAAGAAAAACATTGGCAGAAGTGAACGACAGGACGCCTTCACAAGCTAAATGGAAGGAAATTAACCGCCTTAAATACGAATTATCACCTATTGAAATCAAAATAGAAAGTTTTGAAAAGCAAGAAAAAAGAACTCTTGAACAAGAGGAAATCTTAATACAACTAAAAAACAAAAAAGATCGCTTGCAGCAGCAAATAGACTGGGTAGAAGAAGCAAGCCCATTCCAAGTTAAAGGCGTAGTTGCAAAAAGATTGGCTGCGGAAATCCAAGAAAACTCTAAGAAAATTGCCGACATTCTAGGGGATGAAGACAACGTAGAAGACAGCATAGGGGCTTTGATAACCTCTTTATCTACCAATAGAGATATACACGCAAAAGACGAAAAAGTCATAAGAGAGTTGCTTTTGGCTCGTTTCAATGCAAGTAAAATAGCAGATCCGGTAAGAATTACAAGGGATATGACTTATATTGCTACACTGAATGACATCACAAATGCTATTACTCAATTTGGCGATTTAGCTTTTTCGGTTTATAAGTACGGATTTTCTACCACAGCTAAGGGCATAAGCAAGCCGTTTGAGATTAAAAAAGAGGACTTGGGCTTAAATGATATGGCGTATGAATTTTCAAACCCTTCTCGCCTTTCTAAATGGCTTAAAAAACAATTTGAACTCATAGGCTTGTCAGCTATTGACGGATTCGGAAAAAATACCATAATTCAGTCAGCTTTGCTAAATGCTCAAAAAATGGCTAAAAAGAATAATGTTCAATTTGATGAAAAATTAAAAAGTATCTTTGGCGAAAAAGCAGAAGATGTCAAAAAAGATTTAATAAGCGGTGAAGTAACAGACGATACGATTATATTTGCTTATCACGAGTTATCAGATATTCAGCCAATTTCTGAAGATCAAATGCCTGAATTGTACCAAAATGGCGGCGGTTTTATGCGATTATTCTACACGCTTAAAACTTACGGCATAAAGGCTTTAGATATAGCAAGAAATGACATTACGGACAAAATACATCAAGGAGTAAAAACCAAAAATAAGAAACTTGTAAAAGAAGGCTTAAAAAATCTTATAAGACTACAAATGCTTTTATGGCTTTTTGGAGTGCCTATTGACGCTTTAAGAGATCTTTTGGCAAACCGTGATATAAACTTGCTTGAAAGTTTTGTAGATACATTGATTCCTGCATTTTTGGTTAATAGATATTTATTCAGAACGGCTGATAAAGAAGGGGTAGGAAGTGCGATAACAGGCTTCTTCACTCCTGCAATAGTCAATGTAATAGAAAACACAGGCAAAAGTTATAGCGTAACAAATATACCGTTTATCGGAAAACCTTTGTATAACTGGGGTATTAAAGAGAAAAAATAAGGAGTATAGGAAATGACAGTACCAAAAATTGATCCCGTCAACAATTATGCGGGGAACGGATCTACAACAACATTCGACTTCGATTTTTTAATCGAAAGTTCAAGCGAATTATTAGTGCAGCACACTAACAATCTTGGCGTACAAACTACATTAGTTTATGACACCGATTACACTATTAATACAATAGGGAACGAAAATGGAAGTTATATAACATTCCCTAAAGCCGGTTCGACATATTCGACACTTGAAAGCGACGAAATTTTGTCAATAACGCCTAATCTTGACATTAAGCAAGAAAAGGAAATAAGAAATTCAGGTAAATTAAACCTTGACGTTATGGAATGGTGTTTAGACTACATAACAAGAATATTACAAGTGCATAGCAGAAAAATTGAAAGATCTGTAAAAATTCAAGAAGGATCTTCGCAAACTTCCGACGAATTAGTAGAGGCTTTGCAACAAGCCCAAGTCAACGCTTCGGCAAGTGCAACAGCAGCGGCAACATCTGCGAGCAATTCCGCTACTTCTGCCAGTAACGCTGAACAATCTAAGGATGATATTTTAGAAGACACAGGGTTTATAGCTGTATCTTCTGATTTAACAGGGGTAAACAACATAGGCACAGTTGCAAGTAACATAACAAACGTAAATTCAGTTGGCGTCAATATAAGCAATGTAAACGCAGTAGCCGGCAACGAAACAAATATAAACGCAGTAAATGCCAATAAGACTAATATTGATAATGTAGCTGGGAATATGTCAAACATTACCACTTGCGTTAATAATATGACCGATATTCAAAATGCTGAAGAAAACGCAGCAATAGCGGCAGAAGAAGCAGAAAGAGCAAGGGGCTTTTCAGAATTAATATTTGATACTATAAGAACGGCTTACAAAGACTTTTTAGCCGCAGGAAGCACTCACACAAAAATTAAATTGAGAAAAACAACTTTTATAAAATGCCCGTTTACTTCAGGCACAAAATATCTTTCTAACCCGACAGACATTGAATTTGATGTGATAGCAAAACTTGATACTGGAAGTGCTTTGACAGCCGGCAAAGATTATTCAATATATTTAGTTGAAGATCCGGCAGAAACAGAAGGAATAGGAATTAAAGTGTCATTGAATGGAACTTATCCTACTGGTTATACTGCCGCAAATTCGTTTAAAATAGGTGGATTCCATACCCTTTGTGCAGCTGTTACGGCGGGTAATGCTCCTGCTTTGGTTGATACTAATATATGGGCTTCTCACCCTGCTGTTGGTTATGCTGCCGCTGATATTATACCAAACTCTGTATGGTGCTTAACTCATAGACCTATTTCAAATCCAAACGGAATGGTTTTTGTTAATAAATTAAATTTGTGGGTTGATATATACCTTCAATCAGGTACAGGAACTTCAACTACTTCAGCATACGGGGCAACGGTAACAGACACAAGGGCAGAAATACACCATAAATGGGATATGAACCTTGTTTATAAAAGAGCCCCAAAAAGTGATGAATTTAGCGTTTTTGCTGAAGGATCTAACCAAAAAACGGCTATTTATGGATCTGCTGCACCAAGCCCAAAAACAGCAGGAGGGCATATAGATACCTCAAGTAAGCGTATGATTTCAGGCTACTTCATAGAAGAATGCTGCGGGTTCTTATGGCAATGGCTAGATGAAATAGGCGTTAATGGTGGTAGTGTCTGGGTTACACAAGGCGACGGCGACACTAGAGGTCAACATTACGGCACTTTGCCGTATGTGCTGCTTGCGGGTGGTGATTGGGGTGGTGCCGCTTCCTGCGGTTCTCGCTGTCGTAATTCGGGCCGCGTTCGGTCGCATGTGGCTGTGGCTTTCGGCTGTCGTGGGGTGAGCCAACCGCTTTCGTTCCCTGCGTCATACGGATACGCAGGATAATGCCGCTTCCTGCGGTTCTCGCTCTCGTAATTCGAACAACGTTCGGTCGACTGCGAATGCGAATAACGGCTGTCGTGGGGTGATACGGAGTGGGCTTAAAATCCCGACTTTGGCTGAATTTATAACCTTGTCCTTATGGGCAAAACACCAAACAAACCTAAAGAGCCTCTGTTAGTAGGGGCAACTTCGAAAATGGAGGCTTTTTAATTTTTATGGTAAAAAGACACGGCAAGTTGTGGGAAAAAATCACAACCATTGACAATATAGAACTTGCATTTAATAAGGCTAAAAAAGGCAAATCAACTTATCAAGCAATACTAGATTTTGAGGCACAAAAAGAAAGAAATTTAAAAAAGATCCAGCGGTCTTTGATAAATAAAACATTCAAAACGGCACAATATAGGGCTAAGACAATATACGAGCCAAAAGAGCGTGTTATATACTCATTGCCGTTTTATCCTGACAGAATAGTACATCACGCATTAATGAACGTCTTAGAACCAATATTTGTAGGATTTTTTATAAAAGACAGTTACGCTTGCATAAAGAATCGTGGAATACATATAGCGTCAAAGAAGACTACTCAATACGTGAGAAATAATAAATATTGCTTAAAGTGCGACATAAGAAAGTTTTACCCCTCAATTAATCACAATGTTTTAATCAAGATAATTGAACGTAAAATCAAGTGTAAAGATACTCTTTGGCTTATAAAAAGCATAATAAATTCTTTTGAAGGCGAAACAAACGCCCCTATTGGCAATTTAACTTCACAGTGGTTCGGGAATTTGTATATGAACGAGTTAGACACCTTCGTAAAACAAAAACTAAGAATAAAAAATTATATTAGATATTGTGATGATTTTTGCTTATATAGCAACGATAAATCGGAACTAAACAACGCTAAAAAAGAAATAGAAAATTTTTTAAAAAATGAACTAAAACTAAAATTAAGCAAATGTGATTTATTCCAAACTTCAAGAGGGGTGGACTTTTTAGGATATAGGCATTTTAAAAACTACATTTTATTGAGAAAAAGTACAGCAAAAAGAGTAAGAAGAAGGCTGCCTAAAGTCCTTCAGAAGTATAAAGAAGGCAAAATAACAAAAGATATTTTTCGTTCAATTATCGAATCTACTATGGGGTGGATAACTTGGGCAAATACGAGAAATTTTCAGTTGAAGACACACATTTTGGAGTTAAAGGAGTTGGCGTATGCTGAATAACATTTTTAGTAAAAAAGAAGAAGTAAACGAGTTTTCGGACTTTAAAGACAAGACATTTCCACTAGACGGTGAAAAAATTTCTATAAATGAAGTCCTTAATAAGCGGCTTAAGTACAAAGACTTTCGAGTAGGAAAGTCAAAATATGAGGACAAAGGCGACGTCTGTTTGACAGTCCAAGTAGAATATAACGGCGAAAACAGGGTATTTTTTACTGGTTCAAGTGTATTAACAAACATATTTCAAAAATACGAAGACAGGCTGCCTTTTATGGCTACGCTTAAATCAGTTGGTAAAAGTTACACATTTTTATAAGAGGAGTAAAAAATTATGATTTTGAACACAAAGCAAGACTACCTTAACTACTTAGAAGTAGAAGAAATTGAAGGCAAAAAAAAATTACAAGAATTACTGGACAATCGCTTTACTTGGGTTGATATAGCGGTTATTTCAGATGAAGGAACAACAGACGAAACGCACAGAGTTATAGACAATAGCGGCGACAAAGTACAGCAAGTTTTGACAGAAGATCCAAATTCAAGACTTTATATGCTTGGCTTCAGCGTCGACGAAGTGGAGGGCTTAATAAATGCTTAAATTGAGATATGACGAAACAACAGGCAGAATCGGCAAGGCTTATCAAGAAGAAATAGAAGTGCCGCAGCCTTATTTATTAATCAGCGAAGAACAAAACAACGCAATAAGCGAAGATCGGGAAAATATCTACTTTGTGAAAAACGGAAACATTGTGCCTAAAAATAAAATGGAAATCGAGCAAAAAGAATACTGGGAAACAAATTTTTTCAACACTTCTCTTGGCTGGGTTCGCAGAGAGCCTACATTGGCAAATGGAACAAAAGACAATTTCTTGAATAATAATTTGCCTCTATTCGCTTTTGCTTTGGCTTCAGGTCAAGCAGCAGTGCTGCCGATTGCATATCAATTACCTGATTTTACAAAAGAATTAAGCGAGGATTATTTGAAAGGGCTTCAACTTAGAAATCAGCCTATAACGCCTCAATTTATTAGTGATTGTATGCTTGTTAAAATGGCAGATTTTACAGGCTAAAAGAATAAGGGCGGGGTGGTTGGGTATTTCGGGCAGGGCATTTTTTAAATGCAAGAAGGAGGCTTTATGAAGCTATTTAAAAGAACACAAAAAATCATTATTAAACTTGATGATTTTAGAGAAGAAAAACTTGAAACATTTATCGCTAATAGATTTAAGCAATATGACGAGTTAGAAAACGCAGACGAAATCAGGACACAATGAACAAGTTTCTAATTAGTGTTGCGATAATCACTTTTTTATCGGTCTTTCATAATGACAGATATTCTTTTGTTGTTTATCCTTCGAGCATACACGGCGGTATTCAGTTTAAGTTTATATGGAGGTTTTGAAATGGGGCTACAAGTTGCACCAAACATAAAAAATTATATTACCTGGTTTTCTGATGAGCGCCTAAAAATTGAGTTCAACAAAAAACCGCATTGGGACACGTTGCAATACCCTCCAAAAGCAACAAAAGAAGAGATTAAAGACATTGACGAAAAACCCTATATAAATCTGGCAGACTTGTGGGTAAAAATAACTTATAAAGGCATTGTGAGTTATTTCTTTATTCCTAAAGGCTATCGCTGGAACGGGGCAAATATTCCTCGTGGCTGCTGGTATTTAATCGGCAATCCTGACGATCCAAAATTCAGGCTTGCAAGTATGCTGCACGATTGGCTATGTGAAAACCACAACGACGCAAGAAATGACCGTTATTTATCAACGCTTATACTTTGCTCATTGTGTAAGGTTTCAGGGGTTCAGGAGTGGCGAATATCGTTAATGTTTCACGCAGTAGATAATTACCAAAAAGTTTTTGGTAGAGATTTGAAAGGGGATAAGTGGTGGAAATTATGTCAATAGTAGCAGCAATTATAGCAATTATAGTGTCGGTTATAGGTTTAATAGTTCAAATAGTCGCAGTAGGCATTTATATTGGGAAGTTAGAAGGCTTTAAAGTCCTTGTTGACTTTAGGTTTCAAACACTTGAAAAAAAGCAGGACAAGCACAACAGCTTGATAGAAAGGACTTACCAATTAGAAAAGGTGGCAGAAGTCCACGACGAACAAATAAAGGTCGCAAATCATAGAATTGAAGATCTTGAAAAGGAGGATTAAATATGTTGAATTTTAAAATTAGTGAGTTAATACACTCCGACACGGCAATAAGCCATAACATTAATAATATGCCTGATATAAATTCGTTAGATTGTTTGGTAGATCTTATATTTTACGTCTTGCAGCCTTTAAGAGAAAAAGTGGGCAAAGCAATTAATATAACAAGCGGCTTCAGAAATTCACAAGTTAATAAACTTGTTGGCGGTGCGGTTGATGAAAAAGGGCAGCCAAAATCGCAACACTGCAAAGGTCAAGCAGCAGACTTCACAATCAAGGGAATGTCAGTACAAGCGGCAATAGAATTTATTAAAAAATCGGGCATAGAATACGATCAGCTTATAAACGAATATGACAAGTGGGTTCATATATCTTTTGTTAAAGGTAAAAACCGTAAACAATATTTCAAATTATAATCTCTCTCTAATTCCTCTCTATGTACGCAACCGGCACTCGCTCAAAAGGCGGGTGCTTTTTTATGCTGCAAGCTGAAGATTTACCAACAAATCTGAAGTGAATTTGTCTTTAAGCTGCTTTTAAATCTTCTTCAACGTGTTCAGGAATCGCATTGGCTATTTTTTCTATTAATTCTGCTAATACTTTGTCTATTTCTTCTTGTCTTATGTAATCTTTTTTGCAAGATCCACCACGCTTGCCGGTGCAGTGGTAATAAATATATTTACCCTTCTTAAGTTCTGCCGTTAATTGGCAGCCGCAATGACCGCACTTTAAAAGCCCGATATAATCAAACTGTACGTCGTGTGTACGTGTTCTGCTTGCATTAAACATCTTTTGTACTTTATTATACAAATCTACGCTTATAATAGGCTCGTGTTTGCCTTCGTAAACAATACCTTTATATAAAAATTTGCCGATATAAAAAGGATCGTGCAGTATTTCTACAAGGCGTGATTTTGCATAAGGCTTATTATTGTTATAAAGCCCTTCTTCGAATAAAATTTTTCTGACTTGTGCTGCTGATAAACCGGTAGAATAAAGTTCGAAAAGTCTTTGTATAAAAGGCTTCTTTTCTTCATCTACTATTATTTCTGCTCGCCCGCCTACTCTTATATTCTTATAACCCACTGGTGCTTTTTGAGGGTAGCCGCCTTGCTTTACTTTTTCTGCAAGACCTTTTCTTATTTCTTCAGAAAGATTATCAATATAATTTTTTGCCATAAGCACTTTAAAGCCGTGAATAAGTTTATCGTGGCTTTTTGAATTTTTGCTAAGTATAGTGCCTTCTTTGGCTAAATGTATTTCAAGGTCGTAATCTTCAAGCAATACATAATCTTTGAAGTTTCTGTAAAGCCTGTCTGTCTTTTCAACTAAAACAGTATTTATGCTATTTTCTTTAAGAAAAGAAAGCATTTCATTAAATGCTTTCCTTCCAGCTTTTTTAGCGGTTTCGCTTTCTTGAAAAACTTTTACAACGTTAAATAATTTTTTGTTTGCGTATTCCTGTAAGAACTCAATTTGTGCAGGTATTGAAAACCCTTTTTCTTGCTCCTTAGAGAAAACACGGGCATAAATAACAACTTGCTTCATAAAATATATCCTATCATAAAATTGAATGAATGAATAACTATTGTGCAAACTCTATAAGATTTATAAACTTTGCAAGATCCGACACAAGTTCTTCTTTGCTCACCTCTTTGCGTTCTTTGGGAGGCAGCAATATTAATTTAAGTTCTTTTCGTTCTTGTCTATTCTTCATTTTTCCTCTATTTCAAACAATATTGTTATTATCTGCTTTCTCAATTTGTCATAAACTATTCTGTATTTTTTGCCGTTGTATTCAGTTCTAAAAACGGTACGGCGGTTGCTCTGACGCTCTACAAACTCCAATTCTGCATTTTGGATTTTTCTTACTAATTCCTGTTCGTCGAGCAACACTCCGACACGTTCAAGAGAGCGTTTGAAAAAATGTTTTTTTACTGACTTTTTCTTGCTCCCCATAATTTACACCTCAAAGTTAAATTCAAAGAATTTACGGCTTGCTAAGTAGTCGCAAAGATGTACAAAAGATTGAATCTTACTTGTAGGCTTCGGCATTATTTCTTCTTTCGACTTATAGCCGGTATTCCACTGCCCCATATGAGTTAATACAAGATCAGACAAAACATAAGCCAATTCGCTTCCTTCAAGTTCATTCATAATGAAATTTGACATTAAAATTGGGTGATCTGCTCTTACATAAGGTTCGTGGGTTTCGCCGTGTTTTAAGCCGTCGTGAAGCAATAAAGCAGCTATTATGTGGTCTTTTTCCTCTGACAGCCCTTTGAACATTTCAAGATTAAGAAGGTCATTTGCTATCCTTACGGCAGCTTGTGTGTGCCTTATTAAGCCTCCCTCGCCTTGTGCATAGTTCGGATGATGTTTGCCGGTACTTGAAGCCCCGACACTAAAAAAATAATCGGGTAATTTCCCGATTAATTCTTTGACTTTTTCTTTTACTTCTTCACTTTTTATAAAAGTTAATTCCTTTTTAAATATTTCTAATCTGTCCATTATTTAAGCCTCTTTCTTTTACATAAATCATTTTGTGTACTTCTGCTTCTGCAACTACTTTTAAAACTAAAACTTAAATCTATCTGTCATTATGCCACCTCAACTTTTGCATTTTTCGCTTGATCTAAAAATTGCTTGTGATTTGCAGATTCAAACCATTTATCTTCCTCGTAATAAACCGCTTTTTCTTCCCATTCCTTATAGCATTTTTCACAATAAAAGCGACTTAAAACAGGAATATAATAGCCTTCAAGTGTTCCACTATTGCAGCTATCGCAAATACCCAAAGAGCCTTTGATAACTTCCATAAGTTCAACTGTCTTGATTTTTATTACCTTAAATCCCTTTTTATTTTTAAAATCTTTCATCAATCCTCCTTTTTTATTTGCGGTGTAAGTTTTCATATTCCCAACCGCCACAAATATGATTGCCGTGTCGGTCAAGTCTTGGGATAGTTCCTCCGAATATTCCTGCTTTTATGTAGTGGCGGCCAGTGGCATTGTCGATATAAAGACCTAATCCGCTTTTTTTAAATCGGTTTCTATCTGTACTGTCCACAACTAAAAGCCCTAAAAGCCATACTATAAATAAAAATATTAACCAAAATTTCATCTTTCCTCCTCTTTATATTCCCCGCATACTCGGCGGTTTGTTGTTTCTACCTCTAAATCGCATTCAGAACAATATACCTTGTTTTCTGTTATCTGCGTGCTGTTTTTGCAATTGTTGCAGTTTTGCATTTTTAGCCCTCCAAAATTGCTTCTACTTCTTCAATTAGTGCCTTATAAGATTGGTGGCAGCCTTCTTCTGTTTTCTCTCTGTTATAGGCTTCTAGTTCGTTTTCGTAGAATAATAAGCTACGATCATAAGCCGTTTTCTCTCTTTTACTGAAGTTTTCAAAAGTTAATTCCATTTCAGCATTCAAAGATTCTGTATTAAAGTAATCTTTGAAAATTTCCAGTTGATCTTTTGCAAGCCCAAGAATTGCATTGAACATATCAGAATTGTTTTTGTTCTTGATAAGTTTATTAACCTTCTTTAAAACCTCTTTGTGCTTAACTTCTGCGGCTTTTCTCTTTTTAATTTCTGCTTTACAGTCTTTTTTAAGATCCTCGAACCTTTTTAAAAGTTCTTCTTCAGTCAAAATTGCCCTTCCATACTGCCTCCTTTAATACTCGCTGTGCTTCCGGTTAAAAACTAGATCCCAGCGTGATATTTTGTACTCTTTCAAAAATTCTTCATCACTCAAATTTTTAATAGCCTGATTATGTATTTGCTCGTGTAGTTCTATTGGCACTAAAATTAGTTTTTGTTTAATGCCTCTTTCGTCGTACCAGCTTTGATTTTTATAGTAGTCCTTAATGTAGTGGTGCAAGTTATATTCGTAATGATTATAATTTGCGGTAGATTTTATCCAATCAACCCCTATAAGTCTTCCGCTGTCAGTAAGCGTAAAAATAGGATATTTTTTAATATCCTCATTCATTGTTGGCTTTTTCTTCATAAAATCCCTTTCTAGCTGGCTTAAATACCACCTTATGTCGTAAATTTCACTTTCTGTTATTCCGTAAGTGCGTTTTAAGAAACGAAGCCTTATTATTAAATCCCTTATTTCCTTATGCGGATTTAAAGAGAGTTCGTTGTACATTTTCACCTACTTTCGGAGTTAAGATATAATCAACCCAGTTAGTTTTGTCGCCATATCTATTACAGCCGGCTTTAGCTTCCGTTGTGATCTCGTAAATATCTTCTATTTGTAATTTCTTTTTAATATCCCTTATGACAGAAGGAGCGTGTCTTATGCCGTAAAGTAAATGGCATTGCATATTTGTAATTCTGCCGTGTTCCATAAGGTGATTTAAGACTATTTCTGCTTGTGTCATTCCTGTTGAATTTTCTATGCCCTCATTTGTTATGTAAGGCTTGATCTGTTCAAACAATTCAGGCGGCAGCTTGTCTTCTAAGTAACCTATTACGTTAAAAATATAGTATTCTTGCTTATTCATTATTTATCCCCCCTTTTAAGCCTGTAATCATCCCCATTTAGTCTAATTAAGTAGAAGTCTTCTGAAATACGGCTTATAATAGCTTTGCCCTTATCCCCGTAGTTTTTTGCCATATCCTGCATAGACTTTTCGGTAGTTATAACAGTAGGCTTCATTTGCTCGTACCGCTTGTTTATAATTGCGTATATCGTTTCACAAACCCAATCCGTGCCTTTTTCCTTGCCCAAATCGTCAATTATAAGAAGTTCAATGTCTGTGTATTTTGCAATGTCGAAATTTTCTTTAATCTCTGCAATCATTGAAATTACATTAATAAACTTGGCGGGTATTCCTCTTTGCATTACATCTTGTGCAATCGCACAAGCTAAATGCGTTTTTCCAGTGCCTACGTGGTCTGTTCCTTCGATTATCAAGTTAGTTCCTTTGTCTAAGTAGTCCTTTATGTTTTCGGCGTACTCTTGGGCTTTCTTTTTAGCTGTCTTTGTTATTCCGTCATAACATTTGAAGTTATCGAAAGTCCTTAAAGAAAATCTTTTATCAATCTTCGAATTTTTTAATAAGCCTTCAGCCCTCTTTTTTAGAAATAGACTTTTGCAAAAGTCGTCAACTTTTTTCACGTCGCCTGTTTCCTCAAAGATTTTTTCTGCTTGTTCTCTCATTTCGTAATTATCGTAAATAAGCCTAAAATTTTCTGATTCTACGTATAAATCGCTCATATTAACTCCTACTCAAACTCATATAAAAATCATCCGTTTTGCTTGCTTCATCCTTTTTAGGTTCTTCAGGCTTTTTAGATGTGCCACAAGCATTAAATACCCACCGTCTAAGAGTTAAATTATCGTCTTTAGTTTTGTAATTTTTCTCTTTTTTGTATGACGATAGGTATTTAATAGCCTTATTAGTGGCTTCCTCCCCATACTCCTTGTGCAGCCGTTCCAGTTCTGCTGCCGTTAGTTTCACATTCCCATACTCCCCGTAAGTGTCTTTCTTTGTTTTTTCGGGTTTTCCCACTGGTGCTTTAGGCTCTTTTTTACCTTCGCAACATCTGCAATTTAGATTACATTTTGTTTTGTATTCTGATTTGCATTGATCCCAAATTTCAGGCTGAAGTTTATTGTAGTTATTGACTTTTATTAAAGTGCAACTCTTTAAATTTTTAGGATTAATTTTGAAACGTCTTATCATTCCGTCGGCTTCGAGTTCTTGTAAAAACTTTTCTACCTTTCTTTTATCCCAACGCCAATTTAAGGCAAGCTGCGAAATTGTTGTATCAAAATAGCCTCGTGGAATTATAATTAAATTGCCTTGTACTAACTTTTTTGTACATACAAACTTTGCAAGCCTTATAATTTCCACCCACGATTCAAACTGTGTTAATTTTCTGTCTTGATTTATAGGATAAATCCAGTTGTCAACAAGTTTTCTGCTTATGGTAAAAAACCCTTTTGCTTCCATTCATCCTCCTAGTCGCCGTAGCCATACTTCCTTCTTGTCGCTTCTGATATTTCGCCCATTTGCATAAATTTAATTACACTTTGCAAGCCTGATATTTCAGCTTGAAAGGCTTTTAAAACCATTTCAAGCCCTTTATATTCTTGCTGGGCTTCGTTCATTCTGCTTGCTACTTCTATTGCTTCATTTGTATAGTCGGGGTGTGCAATTAACATAGGTATTTTATTTTCAAAAGCGGCTTTACTTCTGTGTAAACCCGCCTTATAAATCATTATTGTTATTCTGTTAAAGCACCTTGCATACTCGCTTCGGGCGTTTTTGTAGTCAATCGCTAACATTTTCATTTCGCCTGATACCCTTAAAAGCTGTTCTGCGAAGTCTTCAACTTGTTCTATTTCCTGTTCTTCTTCCATTATTCAATGTTTGAAAACGGATCAGGCGTTTCCGTTTCTTCTTCTTTTTCTTCTTGCACTGGGCTTGCTTCTATAATGTCGCCGCCGTGTAAGTCGTCGTTGTCAATGTAAGTAGTTTTATCGTCTTCAATAACCGCCATATCATTTGTGATAGCGGCTTGAAATTCAACCGACATAATACCCCATTTTGAAATTAACTGACGCAGCATTGTTTTAAAAGCCATTCCGTCAAAATCCTTACTCCAAAAACTGTATTTAGTATTCTTTTTCAGGTCGCTTCTGTATGCTTGCGAATATTTCTTTGCGTGTGCTTGCATTTTTTCTTTAGACCAGTAAAGAGTTTTTGTGAATCCGTTTTGATACTCAAACATAGCGTAGTAGCCTGTTGTCGCTGCGTTTTCTCTTTCTTCTTCATCATCAATTAACTTCACGTCTAAGGTTTCATTTAAAGGATCATAATTTCTTAATTCACCTTCTTTAATTGCTAACACGTTGAGTTTTTTATAATAGCCGCTTCGTATTGCAAGCTGGATATAGCCTTTGTAGCCTAATTGGAATTGTGCAACTACTCTGTTATTGTTGTTGTCCTTAAAAGGCACTATGTAATATTGCCCCAGCTGCGGGCTTGATGAAAGTTTGAGGCTCTCACCAAGCAAAGCACTTGAAAGAATTGTAGAATGTTCGCATTCTGCTATTGCTGGGTTATTTGATACAAGAGAGATAAGAGAAGTTATAAACTTTCCCCCGTCTTTCCCTGCGATCATTGCATTTACTTTATTTTTTATTGCGTCAGACGTTATAAACGTGCTGAAGGTCTGCTTTTTGTTTACAGTTAAAGTATTTTTAACCATTATTCAAGCCCTCCATATCTTATGTTATTGTCTTTCAGGTATTGTCCTAAAGCGGTTAATTGTGCCGCCGTACCTTCTACCCAAAATTTACGCTGGTGTATTTTTTCTTGCTTCATTTCTAACACTTCGGGTGCTTCCTGCACTTGTTCCAGTTCTTTTACTGGTTCTGCTTGTGCGGCTTCTCTTTCTTCGATAGCCTTTTTGCGTTCTTCCAGTCTTGTTTTTTCTCTTAGAGCTTCTGAAATGTCGAGCGTTTTTAAGTAAGAATCAATCAATGTTAATTCGTATTCGCTTTTAAGATCTTTAATTGTCTTAAGATCAAAATTAACTTTGTCTATCTTTTGTGTAATTTCATCAAAAACACTTTTTAAACTTACTGAAGAATTAAGCATTTTTTCGTTAAATACTTTTTCGAATGGCAGCAAGTCTAATAAATCGCCGATATTATCAATATAAAATACTTTGATTTCGTCTAACTTGTCGTCTTTTTTCTTCTGCTCGTAGGTCTTAACTTGTGTATCAATAGCCAAAATAGGCTTATCTATAAGCCCCGTAAGTTCTTTTACTTTTAATTCAAATTCTTCATAAGGCTTTAAGCATAATTTTTTAATACGCTTTCTTTCAGTTTCTATGACATCTTTAAACTTATTAAGGTTTGCTCTGTCTTTTTTTGCGTCCTGTATGCTATCATCTGTATAAATAACATTATTGAATTTTTCTAGGTTAGCCGTTAATTCTTGTTTTAATTCGTCAAAATTAAATTCTACGGCTTGAATAAAGCCCGATTCTTCTTTCGGGCTTATTAGCTTAAATTCCATTATTTTTCCTCCGTGCTTTTCTTGCTCAAACTAACCGTAAAGTGCGGTGAGTTTTCGTTCCCTCTCTGATATTCGGGAATTTCCCAAAGTGTTATAAACTTTGTTTCGTCTATTGTTAGCGGTAATGCTGCTTCGTCTATCTTTACTGATAGAAACATTTTGCCGCCTTCAGTGGCTTTGTACCACGCTGCACCTATCTTCATTAGTCCTCCGATTCTTCTATGTCTGACGCCATTTCTGACGCCATTTTTCTTAAGAAATCGCTAAAAGAAACGTGCTTGGTTAACCTATAGCATACAGTGTCTTTTTTCAATCCTTTGTCTTCAAACATTTTTACAAAGTTTTCAACGTCTTCTTTGAAGTTTGAAGCAACTTCTATGACTTTTTCTTTTTGTTGCTCCTCGTTTAAATCTTTAAATAGTTCGTCGTTTAAGGTTTCAATAACCTCAATTTTGATACAGTGTTTTACTTTCATTTCCTAGCCTCTCTTTCTGTTGGTTCTTCTACTTGCTTTTTGAATCTTGTTTAATTTCCTGTTTTTCTTTTTGATTTTGATTTTTTCGTCGTGTGTTAGCATTTATCCTCCTTTAGTTTTTATTTTGTATAACCTATAGCATACAGTGTCTTTTTTCAATCCTTTGTCTTCAAACATTTTTACAAAGTTTTCAACGTCTTCTTTGAAGTTTGAAGCAACTTCTATGACTTTTTCTTTTTGTTGCTCCTCGTTTAAATCTTTAAATAGTTCGTCGTTTAAGGTTTCAATAACCTCAATTTTGATACAGTGTTTTACTTTCATTTCCTAGCCTCTCTTTCTGTTGGTTCTTCTACTTGCTTTTTGAATCTTGTTTAATTAATTCAGGTAATATAAGGGGCGGGCGTTCATCACGTTGAACATAGCCCCAAAACTCTATTTCTTTTTCTAAAAGCATTTCTAAGTCGGCTTCATAATCTAACCGATCTATAAAATAGTGTCTTATATGTACTTTCTGTTCGTTAAAAATGCTATTATTCGTTTTTGCTAATTCTTTAATTCTTGCTTTCAACACTGCAAATTTAAAATCCTCTCTGCACAAGAAGTAGTGTAAAAGCTGGCAAAAATAACTCATTGGTATTTGATTTGTCCATTTATCCCAATCACATTGCCTTCTAATCGTTGTTGTTTTTACCTCAAAAACTCCACTGGTTGAAGTCGGTTTATGTTTTAAAATTCCGTCAAAACTTCCTTTAATAAAAGGATATGTTTTATTTGTGAAAAGTTTAAAATCTTCGTTAGTTACTTCAAATTCGGGATAATCTAAAGCAAAAAGTTTTCTTATATGGTCTTCTGCTTCAACTCCGAACTTAACGCAGTCTTTTTGTGATATGTCCTTTTGTTCTTTTCTTCCGGTTTTAATTTCCCAAAGATCAACATTAGTCATATATGGATTTAAGCCCAAAATTGCCGCAGCGTCGCTGCCTCCTATGCCCTTTTTTCTTTCTTCAAGCCATTGTTCACACTTGTTTAATTCTATATTCCCCATAATGTAGCCTCTTGTGCTTCGCAGTAACTATCCCAATTATCCCTTTCGTAATCTTGCATTTCGTGCATTTTCTGATCGTAATCTATTGTGCTTTCTTCTTCCATAATGTAGCCTCCAGTCTTAAAGTCCAATATTCAAACGCCATAGAATACCCCGCAATCTAATTTCAGAATTGCTTTTACATTCTCTATGGAGTTTTCGTAAAAAAAATGACTGTCGCTATCGGCAGCAGTCTTTTTGTATAATTCCAATTTGTTAATTATTTCTTCCAGTTCAAAACGTTTAATCATATAGCCGACTTTCCCTTTTCGAAGCCTTCTTTTAATACTCTGTTTGCTTCTTGATAAGCCTTTTCTATTTGATTTGTTTTGATAATATGCTTCATATCTTTTGTTGCATATTCAAAAGCGGGTAAGTCCACTTTGCCTCTTAATTCAAATTCGTACTGATTTAAAAGAAATCTATAAACGAAGTTTATTTTTTTTCTTTCAAGTTCACTTTTAATTAAGAGTTCTTGTTTTTTTCTTCTTTCGAAGAATCCTTTTAAAAAGTTTTTCATAAAATCCCCCTTTCTTATATATACTTATATTTATTTCTTTATTTCCTTTATTATTAAGGTGTGCATTCTGTTTTACATTCTTATTTGCATTCTGTTTTACATTCTTAATTTAAAATTAGGCTTAAGCCCTTTAGGTTCTTGCCATTTTTAATGTGCATATTACATACATAGCAAGTGTCAATTTTAATGTACACGCTGTTTTACATTCTTATTTACATTTTTGAAATATAAATAGGTGAAAATCCAGTTACTGTCCTGAAACACTGTTTTACATTTCCCTTAAAAATATGTATGTACTTTTCAGTTAAAAAACATCTACTTTTGCTATGTTTTTAATGCTTGTTTTACATTATGTTTTACATTTTAGTGAGCATTTTGGATTAAAAAATCGCCTGAAAGCGAATAGCCATAAGTAAATTCTTATTTACATAGTTAAATTCTTATAGCAGCCCTCAATAAATATCCTCATAAAATATCCATAAGGGCTGTCAAAGAATTTAAAACTTGTTTACTGCTTTTTATTATTAAATTGTCAAGGTACGAAATTATGCATATAGCTGAAATAAGGGGAGTAAAGCTAATTAAGCCACTTCCCTTTTTTCTTCTCGGTTCAAAAAGTCCAGTATAGCTTCTTCAAATAAGCAATTACGTGAAACATTTTTGACTTTGGCAAGTTGTTCAAGTCTGTCTATTACTTCAATCGCAAGATAACCAGTAATATTAGTCTTATACTTTTTAGTCTTTGTCAAAACTTCCTCCAAAACTATTCATTCAATCAATCACAAGATAATAGTACAAAAAATTAAAACAAATGTCAAGTACATATAATACTTACAATTACAACAAATAGATGAAATAAAGGTGAAAAAGTGCATTATAACGAGGTTTTAGAAAAATTAATATGCTTAACAAAAAGCAATATTTCACAAACAGATATAGCAGAAGCCTTAGGATTAAAAAGACAGGCAATAAGCGGCAGGGCTTCAAGAAACAGTGAATTTTCTGAAGAAGAATTAGACAAGTTAGAAGAATATTTTAAAATTTCCGATTTGCGTACAATGACAACAAGCACAGAGGGATTTGTTGAAATACCAGTCAGGGGCGAAGTTAAAGCCTCTATGGGCTATGGTATAACTGTTTATAATGATGAACAAACGGCAACATATAGCATAAGTAAGCAGCTTGCTTCTGATCTTGGAGTTAATCCCAGTTATACAGAAATGATTTTGGCGTCGGGCGATAGTATGGAGCCTGATATAAAAGGCGGCGACAGCTTGCTTGTTGATTTATCAAAAAAAGACATTTACGACGGGCGTATATATTGTGTCAGGATTGAAGGGCAGCTTTACGCAAAAAGACTTCAGAAAATCCCGCCCCACACTATAAAGGTTGTTTCCGATAACAAAGAAAAATACGATCCGTTTTATATTGATTTTTCAAAAAGATTGGATTATGATTTTGAAGTTATAGGGGAAGTCCGCTGGGCAGGAAGGATTTTTAAGTAATGAACACATTAACAAGAATAATTTTAGTTTTAATACTTTGTTTCACCAGCACAAGCGTTTTTGCTGATACGTGCAAAAAAAACAATGCAGCATTTTGGGATCAATTTGAAGTAGTGGAAGAAGCACCAGTAAAGCCAGCACTTAGAAAAAATAAATATAAGCCGCCATACAAGCGTATCTCAACGCCGATAGCAACAAGCCCAGCAACAGTAATTGTATATCAAGAGCCAATGTACACAAATAAAAGAAATCTTGGCTATATACAAGCTGAAAATATTAATCAAGAAATACAAGAAAGAAGACTTATAGAAATGGAAGGCAAAATAAACCAATTAGAACTCGAAAGAGATATGCGAAGTTATAGCCCGCCAATTTATGCACCACGATTTTATAACCCTTACTTTTTTGAATAAGGCAGAAAAATTATAAATAATATTTTAAACTGGGGCTATGAACTTAATTATTTTAGGGCGTAGCCCCTTTCTTAATACCGTTAAAATAGATTCATTGAAGTATGACAAGGCTTGTATCAATTACCCGCCTTGTAGCGACGTTAAGTGGGCTTTCTCTTACGATAAATTAACCGATATAAAGATTCCTGAAGGCTGCAAATACATAACGCCCGAAAATGGTTATATTTTCGACAAGCACGGAGCAAATTTTGACCGAAACGAGCCGCAAAAACTCGGCTTTTGTATTTTTACCGTTTCCGCTGCTATAAACTGGGCTTACTTGAATGCTTTTAAAAATGTTTATCTTGTCGGCATAGATCATTTTGAAAAAGATACAAGATACTTAAGGAATGACGGCACAAAAACTCAAAACATAATACCAGCAGAAAACCATAAAAAAGTAAAAGAATTTATTTATCAATTTAGGGATAAAATGAACATCTATCAGACTAACCCTGAAACAAGTTGGGATCTTGAATACATAAACATAAATGAATTATACGAAAAGAAGGCTTAAAACTAGCCTTCTTTTTTTTGTCTTAAAATCGGTCTTAACCACCTTGCGCCGCCTGAATTTAAAAAAGCCCTGTATTCGTCGTCGGTCAAGCTTATTTTTCGCGGCTTGACTTTTTCAGCTTCGGGTTTTTTGCTGCCTTTTGGCCTGCCTGAATTTTTTCTGTGCCCCCCTCTTCCTGAAAAATAATGTTCATAAAGTGCCTGAATTTTAGGCTCGCAAGCTTCAAAGCCGAGCATTATGTCTTTTGCTGAAATTTCGGGGAAAACTGTTGCAAATTTTGACAAAGCCTCTTTTTTTAAATCAATCAGCTCTTCTTTTGAAAGCCCGTCAATCAAGTAAAAAACATTGTGAAGCAAGGTTTCGCCTCTAAGAAACCTTACTTCCAAAATTGTTTCGCCGTCTTCGGTTTTTGTTAAAACTTTAGCTTTAATCTTCATTTTAAAATTTAACTCCCATCGATTTACCTGAAACGTGCACTTCGTTTTCGCCGGTAATGGTGTTCAGGTAGGTGATATGTTTAATACCACAGCTATCTTTGCAACAGCTCAAAAATTTGAGATGGGCTCTTGCAGCTTTGTTGTTAGCCCTGCGGACAGCGTTTGCGATAGCGGACACAGTAGCCCAATCAGCCTTGATGTTTTCTTTTTTGCAAAATAAATCGATGTCGCCTTTTGTTGATGTATCTGTTGGCAAGATTGCCAATACTTTTTCTTTAATTTGTAAATCAGTCATTTTTTTTTACCTCTTCTTCTTTTATGTTTTTATGTTTACAAAAGTTAATACATTTATAAAAAAATTATGTTGTTGTTTCCTTATTGGTGTATGTTACAGCCTTTTAACTCTCTTTTGATTGAATGAATAAAGCAGAAATTTAAAAATATATCGTACAGAATAATAAAAGCCGTTACAGCAAGGGCGACAACCGCTATAAAGCTGACGCAAGGTTTAGTCATTAAGGTATCTTCGGAGGATTTTTTGTGCAAAATACGGGAATTATAGAATGCTGCAATCATAAATTTTATGCCCGTGAATATTTCATAGATCCAAAGAATAAGTTAAGACGTTCTTTATTGTTTGCGGATAAATGCCCAGTATGCGGGCAACCGATAGCAGAAATCAGGGAAACAGATTTTAACGGATTTACCACAACGACAACACGCCGCACAGGCGAGGCAGCGACAAGGCTATTGGAAAAACACTCACACGAAAAGAGTTTAACTTACATAGTGCGTACAGGCTCAAAGTCAAAAGAATATACTTACTATCAAAACAGGGGATTTATATTTAATTTGAATGATAGGAAGTTATGTACACAAGAAGAATTTTTAGTCAAAACATAAAACAATCAATCAATCGAGAAGAAAAGGACTTAAAGGGTATAAAAGCCCCTCTTTTTATTATGTTAAAATTAATTTTTAAGGTAGAAAATGTCGAAAAAAGAGAATAAAAAAGTTAAATTAACGCCAAAAGAAAAGAAATTTGTACAAGAGTACATCTTATTGAGGAATGCAACACAAGCGGCTAAAAATGCTGGTTATTCTGAAAAATCCGCAAGTGTTATAGGGTATGAGAACTTAAGGAAACCTCATATTGGCGAGGCTATCAAGGCAGAATGTAAAAAAATGGAAGAAGCGTTCCATTATTCTTTTGTTAATAGCTTCAGCAAGCTAGAAGAAGCACAAAAACTAGCTTTACAGGCTGTTAAAAAGACGTTCCACGAAGGCTGTTGCATAGACGAAACACCCGCACCCGACTTGGGGGCTTTTATAAAGGCAGAAGAATTAAAAGGAAAGCTACTTGACTTGTACCAGCCTGAAAACAGGGCAGAAGTAGTAGTAAATGTTATGGGTAATGTGAAGGTAAATGGAAGCGAGCTTAATTTAAAAATAGGTAAGCAGCCAGCAGCGGAGGAATAAAAATGCTTGAACTTCCTGAAATACTGGACTTTCCCGACAAGCTAATTCCTTTAATTACTGAAATAAACGACCACGACTATTTTTTATTAGAAGGTGGGCGGGGCGGCGGCAAGTCGCAATCAGTCGGAAGGCTTATATTATGGATTTGCGAACAAAGGACAGTGCGTGTCTGCTGCGGACGTGAAACACAAAACACCATAGAAGATTCAGTTTATAAAATTCTTGCAGATGTTATAGCAGAATACAGTTTAGATTTTTCAGTTCTTAAAAATAAAATTATCCATAATAAAACTGGTTCAGAGATTATTTTTAGGGGCTTTAAAGAGCAGGGCAGAGTTAATATAAAAGGTTTAGAAGGTATAGACATTCTGTGGATAGATGAAGCAGAAGCTATCACGAAAGCGACTTTAGATATTATCGTTCCTACAATCCGTAAGAAAAATGCAGTCGTATTCTTTACAATGAACAGATTTGTAAGAAAAGACGCCGTTTTTGTTGAGTTTGCAAACGATCCTGACTGCTTGCACATCAAAATTAATTACTATGATAACAAGCATTGCCCGCAAAACCTTATAGACAAGGCGTTAAAGTGTAAGGCTAAAAATCCAAAGGACTACGACCATATATGGGAAGGAAACCCAATGGATCAAGCAAGCGACTACTTGTGCAGTTCATCAAAACTTGACAAAGCCGCTTCAATTATATTCCCAAAAGAAAACTTTAATAAAATTCGTTGTATGGCTGTTGACCTTTCAGGAAACGGCGGCGACTTGAACGTAGCAACATTAGTAGAAAGCAGAAGCATTGTACATTTTGAAGCTACAAAGCGTGAAAGCTGGAACGAGCCTGACACAGACATAACAAAGGGCAAAATCATTAATTTATACGCAATGTGGCAGCCTCATATTTTAATCTTAGACGCAGACGGCTTGGGCTATCCAATTTATGTAAGCGTCAAGAAGGCTATTAAAAACGCAATAGCATTTCACGGAGCAGGGGAAAGCAAAAGACCGAATGCAGCTAATCAAAGGGCAGACGGTTACTTAACGCTTAAAGACTTCGTGGACAATGAATGGCTTAAGATCCCACAAGAAGACACAAGAAATCAAATTGAATTTATAAAGAAGATTCACAGACCAAACGGAACTATCATTATCCAACCAAAAAAGGAAATGAAATTAGAGTTAGGGGAAAGCCCCGACTTAGCAGACAGTTTAATGATGTCAGTTTATGGGCTTAATTACTATTCGTATATGGCTAACCAAAACCAAGACGACGAAACAACATTTTTAAGTACGGATTATGATCCATTCGAATAAAAGGAGGCAAAAAAGATATGTGTTCAACACCAAAAATCCCAAGTGCAAACACTGCAACTCCTGAAGCAATACCAGCACCAACACTGGCAGACGCTTCAGTGCAAAAAGCAGGAGCAAACACTAGAGAACAAACAGCCGCTTTAGCTGGCAGAAATGTTAAAACAACAGCTTTAGGACTATCAGACGACGCAACGACACAAAAGAAAACAATTTTAGGTGGTTAGATAATGGAAGAAACTTTAGACAAAGCCTATTTTGAAGGACGCAGAGCAGAACTTGAAGTGGCATACAATCAAATGAAACCTGATTGGCAAGAGTTAGCAGACTTCTTCTTGCCTCGTTCTGTTCGTTTTCTTACAAGAAACGTGAATAAAGCACCAGCAAAAAACAAAAAGATTAAAGATTCAACGCCTTTGAAGGCTGTTCGTAATTTTTCTTCAGGTATGATGTCGGGTGCTTCTAACCCTGCGACTAATTGGTTCAGAATTAAGATCAAGAATTATGACATTAAAAGCGATTATCAAGTTAAATTATGGTGTTCACAAGTTGAAACCTTCTTAAAAGACGTGTTCAACGCTTCTAATTTTTATCAAAACTTGCCTTCAGCTTATAAACAATTAGGCGTATTTGGTTTATCGGCTATGAGCCTTGAAAGCGATTCAAAAACCTTAATGCGTTCAAAGTTATTGCCTATCGGTTCTTATCGTTACGCAAAGGACGACGGCGGCGTGGTAGATACTATGTGCCGAGTCTATATGGAAACGGCAAAGAACTTATATAACCAATTTGGCGAAGAAAACGTATCAGAAGCAGTCAAACAATCAGTAAAGAGCAAGAAATTTGAAGATCTTTACGAAGTTGTGCATTTTGTTGAGCCAAACAAAGAATATAACCCCGATTCAGTATGGGCAAAGAATAAAAAGTATTTATCTGTTTACTATGAAGCAGGCGGCGAAAATGACAAATTCTTAAGCAAAAGCGGATTTGACAAATTCCCTTATGTGGTCTTCGAAGCTGAAGTAAACGGGGAAGACGTTTACCCTACTGAATGTTGCGGCGTAAACGCTTTACCTGACGTAAAACAGCTTATGTCTATGGTTGTTGATGAAGGAAAAGCCATTAAAAAAATGGTAAGTCCGACTTATAAAGGACCAGCAGAATTAAAAAATAAAAAGATGATAGACGCCCCAGCCGCTTTCATTGAAGAAAACCAAAACGGGCAAGGCTTATCACCAGTTTATCAAGTTGATCCAAGAGTAATGGAAGTTGACAGGATCATAGAAAAAATCAAAACTTCAGTCTTTGAATTATTTTATAATGATCTATTTGCAATGATTCTGAATACTGCCGAAAGAAGCAGAACAGCAACAGAAGTAAACGAACTCAAAGAAGAAAAAATGGTACTTTTAAGCCCGCTTCTTGAACAAGTACACGGCGGCTTTAAACAAGTTATGGAATGGGCTTTTAATGAAGGTTTTGAGAACCACAAAATACCTGAACCGCCAAGACAAATTCAAGGCGGCGAACTTGAAATAGAATTTGTTTCAATGCTTGCACAGGCTCAAAAAGCACAAAAGATAGCTTCAATGGAAAGATTTACTACATTTACTATCAACTTTGCACAGGCAGTAGATCCAACATTGGTATTAAAACTTAAAGGCTCTCAAATAATTGATGATTACGCAGACTTTGCGAACATCAACCCTGCACAAATTACACCTACTGAAGAAGTAGAGAAACAAAAAGCAGCAATACGACAGAAACAAGACCAACAAGCCGCTATGAATCAGCTTCAACAAGGAACAGAAATGATTAAGAATGTCGGCGGTGCTGACGCTTACGGCGGGGAATTAATGCAAAGGTTAGGATTATAAATGCTTTTAGATGAAGAAAAACTAGAACTTGCCGTACAAAATACGGCTAATTTGCCTGACGGTCTGAAGTTACTTGCACATTTTATAGCTTCTTCAGGCTGCTACACACAAGGCTTATCAAAAGACGAGAGAACAGAACTATATAACAAGGGGCAGAGGGATTTTGGGCTAAAAATAAGGGATTTACTCTTAGAATATGCCCCAAACAAGTACATAGAACTTATAAAAGAAGGAGCAAAGGAAAATGAGCGATCAAGACAACATTAAAACTGGTGGAACTGCTGCCGAGAGTACGGCGACTGACAACAAAGACGCAGGAACAGGCAACGCAGAAGAAACAAAGGAAACAGCATTAGGACTTCAGGAAGAAGCGACAGAAGGCGACGACGCAGGAAAAGAAGCCGACGACGACAAAGGAACTGAAGAAAAAGACAAAGACAAAGACAAGAAAAAAGAAGAAAAGAAGGACAAAGAAGAAGGCGACGACGACAAGGACGACAAGAAGACTGAAGACTTGTTTGGAAAGCCTGAAAATTACGATTATAAAGACGTCAAGCTACCTGAAGGAATGCAGCTTGACGAAAAAATGACAGGGAAATTCAACGAATATGCTACAAAGCTAAACTTATCTCAAAAAGGTGCTAACGACCTTATGACTATGGCGGTTGAACTTACAGAGCAGACAAAGCAACAGACTTTAGAAGCTATGGGGAAACTTACAGAGGCAAAGATTGAAAGCTACAAACAACTTTTAAGAACAGATAAGGAAATTGGCGGGGCAAAACTCAATGACACCCTGAAAACTGCAACTCTAGCATACGAAGCTTTCGCAGATCAAGAAACGCAAGAACTGCTAGCAGAAGCAGGGCTAACCGTACACCCGAAAGTCATTAAGATGTTTCAGGCTATCGGTTCGCAAATGCAACAAGATAAAGTACACGTTTCGAAAAATCCCGCAGGGGATAAGAAAAACCGTGAGGACATCTTGTATCCTTCAATGGAAAAAAACGATTAACACTTAACTAAAAGGAGTAACAAAATGGCAACATTAGGCGACAAATACTTAAACTTAGCTGATGGGCTAAAAAGAACTGAAGGCGGCGAACAAGCAGCGACTATCATTGAAATGATGTCGGAAACTAACGTAGTTATGCAAGACGCAAACGTAATGGAGTGTAACGACGGTTCTAATCACGTTTCAACTGTAAGATCAGGCTTGCCAACTGCAACATTTAGAAAGATTTATGGCTTTGTGCCTCCTTCTAAATCAACAACTGTACAAGTTAAAGATCCAACAGGAATGCTTGAAACTTATTCAGTTATCGACAAAGATCTTGTGGACAAAGCGAAAAACCCTAAACTTTTCAGACTTTCTGAAAGTACAGCGTTTATCGAAGCAATGAACCAAGAACTACAAGAAAACATCTTTTATGGAAGCGTTGCAGACAATGCAGCAGCATTCGACGGCTTGGCTGTTCGTTATGCTAAGTCTTCTACTAAAAAGTCTGAAATTGGTTACAACGTGGTTAAAGGTCTTGGAGCAGGAAGCGACAACACTTCAATTTGGTTTGTAACTTGGGGCGATCAGCACTGTTCTTTAATCTACCCTGAAGGCTCAAAAGCTGGATTACAGCACGAAGACGACGGAATAGTTACAGAAACAGACGCAAACGGCGGTAAAAGAAAAGTTTACCAAGACCATTACAAAATGGACGTAGGCTTGACGCTTCGTGATTTCCGTTCTACTGCTAGAATTTGTAACATTGATGTTAGCAATTTGGCTGGTGGATCAGGCGCAACACCTGATAACTTGTTAGACCTTATGACTAAGGCTTACTACAAAATCAAAAAACATAATATGGGCGGCAAAACAGTTATTTACTGTAACACTGACTTGTTGATGTACTTTGATAAACAAGTTAAAAACACAACAAATATCGACTTCAACTATAAAGAATACTTGAATGATGATATCCTTCACTTCAAGAATATTCCTATCCGTGAATGCGATCAAATTCTTAACACTGAAGCTGCTGTTTTGTAACAGTGGCTTCTAGGTAGTACAAACAATTATAAGGAGTAATAAAAATGATTTTAGATGAACAAGCAATATTTTCAGACGGTCAAGCCGTAGCGGTTGACGCAGCTTCGGAAAACATTATAAAGCTAAATGGGGAAGTTGCCTTTGGTACACCTATTGAACTTTTTACGCAAATTGACGAGGCTTTCAAAACAGCAGAAGTAGCCAGCATAACTGTAAAAGTACAAACAGACACAGTAGAAGCATTTTCAAGCCCTACTGATATTGTTTCAGAAACTTTGTCAGCTATCACAAAAGGCACACGTGCAAAATTGAAATTCTTACCTAAAGGTAATGAAGGCTATATGAGATTGTATTATGACATAGCTTTCAAAAGTGGCGTAAGTGCTGCAACTGCTGGTAAGATCACTTCAGGAATTTGCGACGGATCGCCTGAAGGCTATCATAACATTTAATGGATTAGGGGTGGGGCTTAATTGCCTCACCTCTTTTTTAGAAAGGACGCAAAATGGAAGAAGAAAGAAAACTAACTATTGATAGCTGGCAAGTTGACGACGCCTTAAGAACTCTTACAAAAGCTGAAGAAATAAAGCAGAACAAAGAACTTATGGACTTAGTAACCAAAAAAGCAGCTACACAGAAGAAAGTCTTAGACGACTTAGCTTCTAGGGCAAATACGTTATATTCAAAAATGGAGGACAAATAATGAAAATTAGAGTAACACAGAAGGCTTGGTACGATAAAAAGATTCTTCGAGAAGGTCAAATTATCGAACTTGCTTGCGAAGATGAAAACGCATTGCCTACTTGGGCAGAAGCAGTAAACGTAGTTAAAAAAACTGTTGAAATCCAACAAGTAGAAGATTTAGAAGGCAACGTGGTTGAAGTTGAAGAAGAAGAAACAGAAGACGCTGAAGACGAAGAAGAAGAAGCGGACAACGAACCTGAAGCACCAGTAGGCGACGTAAAAGTCGGCGAACTTCCTTTAGTTGAAAAAAACTTGCTATTGCAAGAGGCAGAAGCGGCAGGAGTTAAAGGCAATGTACTTAACTTCAAAGTATCTACATTAAAAGCAAAAATTGAAGCTGCAAAGGGCGATAAATAATGGCAACATACACAAAGGCTAAAATCTTTAATATGGCTTTAAAAAATTTGGGGGTATCTGTCGGCGTTCAAGGTGCAAACCAATCTGACAGAAACACTGTTGTATTGAATGAGTTTTACGAAGCTGCAAAAGAAAAAACCCTGAAGGATTATGACTGGAGTTTTGCAAGTGCGTTCAGAGAATTAACGCCAACCGGTAAAACTCCTTTGAATCCTAAATATTCTTATGAGTACGATTACCCTAATGACTGTGTATTCGTGCGTGAGATTGTAACAACAAGCGAAACTCCTATAAGTTTTCAACGTGCTACAAACTCAACAGGGCAACAAGTGATTTTAACAAACGAATCACCGGCAACAATTCGCTACACTCGCTCAATGGAAAATCAGGAAACTTTCTACCCTCCTGAATTTGCTATGGCTTTTTCTTGGTTTTTAGCTTTTCTTGCTGCTTCATCTATCACCGGAGCGAGAGTGCAAAAAAGTGATTGTTTGCAAATCTATAAACAAATGCTTAAAGAGGGCAGAGTAACAGACGCAAACGAAGGCTACGAAACTAACGCAGAAGAAACTACCGACTGGTACGAGGCTAGGGGATAATGACAAGAATCACTCAAAGATCTTTTACAGGGGGCGAATTAAGCCCCTCTTTATATGCAAGAAATGACTTATCAAAGTACGAATACGGGTTAAAATCTCTAAAAAACGGCTTTGTAAGAACTGAAGGCTGCGTATCTAATAGAGCAGGGCTTGAACTTGTTTGCGAAGTAAAAGACAGTAGCAAAAAAACAAGGATCATCCCTTTTGCTTTTAATACTGAACAGACTTATATTATTGAACTTGGCGACCAATACGCAAGATATGTAAAAAATGGCGGGCAAATAATTTATCCTGACGACTTCGGGGCAAATTCGGGCGAAGATCCGGCACTTGCAGGACAAGTGGTGGAAACAGTAACGCCATTTATAACAAACGATTTATTTATGCTCAAATATGCCCAAAACGCAGATGTATTAACTATTTGCAATAAAGGCTATAAGCCACGTGAATTATCAAGAAGCGATCACCACTTATGGAGTTTAGGTGAAATTGCCGTAGAGCCTCAAATTACTGCTCCTACGAATGTTGTTGCTACTTGGACTGGTGGAGACACTAACACAACAACTTTTAAATATTTAGTAACAGCAGTAAAAGAAGAAACCTATGAAGAAAGCGACAGATCTTCTGAAGCAAGCGTAGTAGGTCATTTAGAAAGTTATTGGACTGCTTCTGAATATATTACTTTAAATTGGACTGCCGTTGAAGGTGCAGCAGAATACAACATTTACAGAAGCGTAAATGGTATTTTTGGCTTTGTTGGATCTTCTACAACTAACAGTTTTACAGATAATAAGATCGAACCTGATTTAACTTCAACAGCACCAATAGCAAAAAATCCTTTTGACGACAATAATAATCCTTCTTGTGTTAATTATTTCCAACAAAGGAAGGTTTTTGGCTGCCTTGCTAACGCTCCACAAGCCTTAGCAGCTTCGCAGACTGGAACAGATAATAACTTTAACATAACACGCCCTTTGAGTGCTTCAGATTCAATCACAATTAAGCTATCAGAAAGGGAAGTAAACGAGATTAGACACTTAATAGGTATGAATGATCTTCTTGTATTTACTTCGGGTGCAGAATGGAAGGTGAACGGGCAAGACGGTTCTTTTTCTGCTTCCCCTACACCTCTTGCAAAACCACAAAGTTTTTATGGTTGCTCACATATTCAGCCGGTTGTTTCAGGAAATATGATTTTATTCGTACAGGCTGGCGGTTCAGTTGTAAGAGATTTAGGCTATGAATATGTTTCAGATTCTTATAACGGTG